GGCCTGATCCATCACTCCGATCGCGGCACCCAATATGCTTCAACCGAATATCGCCAAGCGCTGCAAGCCGCCGGCTTCCTGCCTTCGATGAGCCGCAGAGCCGACTGCTACGACAATGCCCCTATGGAAAGCTTCTTCCACACGCTCAAGTCCGAACTGGTCCATCACCGCCAATATGCTACCCGCAATGAAGCAGAGCGCGACATCTTCACCTACATCGAGGGCTTCTACAATCATCACCGCAGACACTCGGCCATCGGCTATATCAGCCCGGTCGAGATGGAGCTAAAATCGGCTTGAACCCTGTCCACTTTTTCGGGGGAAGATCACGGCATGACGCGGCGCCATTCAACTTTGGCATGCTTGCTTAGCCAAGTCGGTGCCTTCATAGTCGAAGGGAGCGCGTTAATGTCCATGTAAATCTCGGGTTTGCGGCCTTTCACTAAGCCGTCTCCCCAGAGCTAGAGGGACTGAGATGATCACTGCGGAACAGCTCATTGACCAACTGGTGGAAGCTATTGAGCCGCCGAAAGGCAACGTCATCACGTTGCGTGAGTATGAGCCTCGGTTCAAAATTGATGCCAATTGGATTCCGGGAACCGGTCACATGTCGCACGAAGCCTTGAAACGCTACGGTGCGGCAGTTGCCAATCTCCGAGCGCGCCATCGGCGCGTAGATTGGCGTGGCGTCGAGAAATTCGATGGGCACTGGCGCCACTTGATGCGGTATTCCATCTAGCTTCACGGCAAATCGCTCCTCGCAAATTCCCCGAAGTGCACGCGTGCGGCGATGGCATAGGCTTCGCCGGCCGCTTCCACCGTGGCGAACGTGCCAAGGTTGACATGCCGTTGGTCGACGTAAATCGAGGCGCGGAAGTTGCCGTTGGCTGCGGCGCGGACGCCCTTCACGCCAAGCTTGTTGCTCGCTTTCCGGCTGCAAGCCGTCTGCCGGGGTGATGCCAGCCGCAGATTGGTCCAGCGGAGGTTTGCCCGATCATGGTCGCGGAAGGAAACGCTGCGCTGGGGCCATTCGCCCTTCATGTAGAGCCAAGCCAGCCGGTGTGCGAGGTAGGTCCGGCCGTCCAGCCGGATGACGAGATAGCCGTCGGGGTTCGTTGAGCCGACGCGCTTCCCGTCGCGAGTAAACGTGCCCGTGGCGGGGTCATAGACGACCAGCTGCCGCAGACGTTCGGCGGTGATCATGGGCCAACCCTCCGACAAACGAGGTCTAGGCCACGACGGCGGCCTAGCTCGCTGATCCCGATGATCTCGAACTGCTGGCCCTGGTAGGTGAGCCGGCTTTCCGGCGTCACCCCATCCAGGTAGCGGGTGCGGAACGTCAACACAGCGTTGGTGGTCTCGCCGCGCTGGCCTTCCTGGGTGTCGGTGCCGTTCTTCAGAAGCTGGGCGCGCATGGTAGCCACAGTGGTCCAGGTCTCAACGGGCGTTCCGTAGAGGTCCAGGCCGGTGCCGCGGCGCTGAATTTCAATGACGCGATCGAGGTTGCCACCGCGCATGTCAGTTCGCCTTCACGATGGCCGCAACCGAGACAATGCCATGGCTGAATGAGCCGTTGGGGTCGCGAAGGTAGCGGGTCTGGGTAGCCTGCATGTCGTAGACGACGAAGCCGTCGATCGGCAGCACGCCGTCAGCCTGGGCGTCGATCCGCAGCGCCGCAACGATCGCGGAGACGGCTTCCTTGCACTGGACCAAGCCCGGCTCTTGAAACCAGACGTGCAAGGTGGCGTGGCTGGTCGCGTCGAAGCGCCGAAATATTGACTGGCCCTCGCCGATATAGACGGCCGGCATGATCTCCGGCCGCCCGTTTGCGTCCATCACGTGGTCAGCCTGGACGAGCGCTAGCAGTTCCGGGCTCGCGATGAGGCGGCTCCGGATGGCTTTCTGAAGGGCCAAAGAAGGATCGGAAACGGTCATTTTAGAAGGCAAACGCGCGATAAGGGGCCAACAAATCGAGGAAACCGAACGGCAGAGCGGACGCGGTGACGCCAACCAAGCTGGCTTCCCGGTTTTCGTAGAGGTGTGCCGTCAATTGCAGCACGGCCTCGCCGATCGGTGCGGGCGCGGTGTCGGCGTCGGGATCTGACGCGGTATAGGCGCCAATCCAGGCCTTCGCAGTCGCCAGCTTGCCGGAAATGAGGTCATCGTCGGCGTCGAGCGTGACGTTGAGATGGGTTTTGGCTTGGTCCAAAGTGATGCCGGGCATAGTCGAAAAAACTCCAATTAGACGCTCTCTTGCGTGACCCGGGACAACCGGTCCCCGGCGATTTCTTGAGAGCTTTGACCCACCCCCCGGGTATGCGAGGCCAAGATGGCGCGTTCCGCTTCGTCGCGCTGTGCAGCCAAGTGCTGGTCGAGACCATGACGTAGCTCAGCCATCTGCGCTTCCATCTGGCGAACAAACGCGCGGACTGAGCGGGTCATCTGCCTGTGCGCAGCATGCATGTCGCGCTGGTAATCCATCAGCGCAGGCAGCGACTGTGCGAACGTCTTGGTAGAACGTCGAGGGTTGGTCTTAGCGGTCATCGTTGGCGCTCTTGCGATTGCTTAGTGCTGTTGTGGTGATGCTGGCAGAGCGACTGCCAGTTGGTGCGGCTATCCCAGAAAAGCTTCTGGTCGCCTTTGTGCGGCTTAAATGATCGACCACGACAGCAGGCTTACCGCACATGACGCAATCCGGGTGCTTGTCCAGGAACGCGCGGCGAGCCTTGGACCAACGGCTGTCATATCCGCGATCGTTTGCGTTCGGCCGGCGCCGATCGTTCTCTGCCTTGCGTTTGATCTGACAGGCGCATAGCTCGCCGGACCAGACGACCTTGCCGCAGCTACAGACACGACGGGGTTTGAACGGCATCACATTGCTCCTAGCGAATGGACGTTGAGGTCGCCGATGGCGTTGAGCTTGTCACGGACGCTGTCGAGACCGCCTTCTTCCTGGTCATCCCTACCGCTGCCGAAGATGGCCTTGAGCATCGCCATGCGACCTTGTTGAGCGTTGAGGATCTCAGAGATCGTCGCATCCCAAACGTCGGCGGGAGCCCATCCAAGCCAGCCGGTGCCGATCTGAAAAAGCTGAGCGAAGTATTCATCGAACGGCATGGGCCTGCCCGATACCGGCTTGTCAGTGCTGCTGGTGCGGGCGCCGCTCAAAATCAGGACAAACTCGAGAAGCTGTTCGCGCGCGTCTAGGACGCTTTGCATGGATGCAATCGGAACGTCTGCGCTGGTCGCGGTGATCAGATCCATGATGGCGGTGAAACTGCCTTCGCGGACGGCTTCGTATAGAGCGGCGAAGCCATACTTGCGATGTAGGTGGAATGCAGCCCGCAACGTGGGGCGCAGGACATACGTCCGGTCACTGTCGCCGAGCTGGAGGGCAAACGTTGCGAGCTGCATGTTCATGTCCTCTTAGGTCGCCGAGACCTTGAGCTTCACGAAACGATCGGGATGGGTGACGTCTGCGCCCACTCTTTTTCGAGCGTGGTAGCGGGTTTGCCCCTTGGTCGCGACCGTGTAGGGATCGCGGAGCATTTCGAAGCTGACGCGATCAACGATCCGATAGCCGGCGAGATCGCCGAACAAGATCGGGAACGCATTGGCCGCGATGTCCGCCATGTCGACCGCCTCAACGATCGGGCGACCGAGCAGCGTGACCGGCGCGCCGCTGGATAGGCCATCCAGGACCAAATAACGACCCATGCCGTCCTTGAACTGGCGAATGACGCTCAGGGTGTTCCGGTTCATCAACCAGGCGCCGTTCTGGGCGTGAACGGCCGGCAGCTTGTGGAACATGTTGATCAGGACGTCGGCCGGATTGCTGGTCGGGAAGTTGGCAGCGGCACCGGTGATGAAGGTCTGAATGCCCGTAGCATTCATGATACCCTTGGGCTTGCCGTTGCCGTCGCCGGTCACAAAGGCGGAGCCTTCAGCGATACCGAAGCTCTCGGCAAGATCGGAGGCCAGCTCGCCGGAGAGATCGTATGCGTTGTCTTCCAACAACTGGTTGCTGATGTCCGTATAGGTCGCGGCCTCGTAAGGCGTCAGCGTGACCTGCTCATAGGAGGGCTCGCTCTCAGTGCGATCAGCGGTGTCATCCACCCAGGTTGCGGCGGTGCTGCCGGTGCGGCGCGGATACTTCACCGAGCTTGAACCGACGGTGACCACGCGCGCAAACTGCCGGATCGGCGAGAACTGCCGCAGAAGCTTGATCACTTCCTTGCCGAACTCCGGCGGCGTGATCGCAGTGTTGCCGGTGACAGTCAGCGTCTTGCGTTCAAGATCGTCGAGCTTGTCGGCGCCACGGCGCAGGAACGCATCAAACGCCTTGGTTTCGAGGCCGGCGTCCTGGTTGCCGTTGCCGGTGGGCAAACGCGAGGCCTTCGCCTCAAGTTCGTCAATTCGACGCTTGAGTGCGGCGTGCTCGTCCGCAGATTTCTTTTCGAGCTTAGCCTGCAAGTCGGCCAGCTCTTTCTTGACCAGCTCTTCCGGAGACAGCTCCGGAGCGTCCTTAAATTCGAGGGTAGTGAGATGCTTCATTTGGTAGTCGAGCCTTCCTTTGACGTGATGAGGTTCAGATGTTTGCCGTGAAGTCGCGGATGACCGACGCCACGGCGGATGCGCGGTCATATTCCTTCGCTGAAGAGATGCGGGCGCGTGGATGCGCCGGATTGCGCACCACGCTGATCTCGTAAAGATCCAGCGCGTTGATCACGCGGTTCCGGCCCTGCTGCATTGAGGCCTTCGTCTTGAAGCCAATGGACAAGCCGGAGACCAAGCCGCTTTTGATCATGCCGAGCACAGTGCGAGCGCGGGGCTGATCGGTGTGCAGTTTGCCCTTCACGATGAGGCCATCAGGTGTTTCCGCGGCCTCGGTCCAGGTGCCAATGAGATCGGCCGGGTTGTGCTGAAACAAGACTGGAAGGTCCGCCGACATGAAGTTGAAGGCGCCCTTGGTGATGATGTCGCCGGTGGTGTCCGGACCGGCATTGAAGGGCCATGCCGTGCCAACGATCTCGCCGGCATCGGTGACGCTCAGGGTTGCTTTGATTTCGAGGCGGTCCATGATCAGTCCCGAAACACTTCCAAAGCCAGCGTGAAGGTCTCGCCGCTAACAGGCACGTAGGCCCCTCGGGCTTCAATCAGAGCGTAGATGTTTTGCGTGCCTGCCTTCGGATCGAAGATGATTTCCGAGCCGACGTTCGGGGTGCCGATGCACTTCACGCCATCCGTGAACGCGCGGGCGTTCGTGCTGGTCATGTCGAAATCCAGCGAGCCGACGTAGGTTAGCGCTCCGCCGGTCTGAAATGCACCGTTGTCGCCATTGGTGGGCGTCGGCGGGTCTTTGTAGAGGTGCGCCCGAAAGATCGCGTTAGCGGTGACAGTGCCGCTCTTGGTGAGACGACCGCGACGGATCACTCCGGTGCCATCGGGCATGCGAGACGCAGCCAACGCCAGCGGCACAACTGAGCCCGCCGCGACGTTGTTCGCTACCAGGTCGCCAACAGCGTAGGCATTGGTATCGGCCGGACGGGTGAAATTAGCAGCGACAATTGCCCTGTTTCCGGTGACCGGCAATGGGTTGTTGTCGGTGATGGGTGTTCCGGTAGCGAAGCTCACTTGGGTGTTTCCTTTTCGTTGGGATTGCCGAACAGCGTCCGCTCCAGGATCTTCGCGGCGAGTTCATAGATTTCGATCAGAGGGCGGCCGTCCGCATATGCGGCGATCATTTCAGCGGCGCGCTTGGGCGTGACGTTCCCGCCACCAATGAGCGCATGCCGGATTACTTCGGAGAGATCGGCCTGACTAAAGGCGCGGGCGAAGACGCGCTGAGCGATTGCGCCGATAGGGCCGCACTTGGCCTCCAGCTCGCGGATCAGTGCCGGCGTGAGCTTGAACGTATATTCCTGGTCGCCAAAGAATGCGGTGATCGCCATCAGTCGCGCTCCCCGAACGCGGTCTCAATAGAGCCGGCGTTGTCGGCATAGACGCTGATGTCTTCCACGTCTGACCAGGCTTCGATTGGCGTAGTGCCGACCATGACCTCGCCATAGATCAGCGGGACAGCATCGCCTTGCTTGCCGGAGTTGCCGATGTTGCCGCCATTGACGCTGAGACCATTGGACGGCTGGGTCTGCTGTCCGGCTGGCTTGGTCAGCAGCGTGGAAGCGCCGGACAGAGCAAGGCCTAGGCCGATTGCGGCAACGGTGCCGTAGGTGGTGCCCGAGAGAATGCCAGATGCCGCAAGCGGGGTCGCGAGCAGTCCACCCGACATGAAGATCGCGCCGCCGACCAGGGCCGCACCAAGCACGATCTTGGTGGTGCCCTTCGCGGTATTCGATGCGGCGCCCTTTGCGACCGGGATGATATGCAGGTCAGCGAGACCGAGATTGAATTGAGTGACCAGTTCCAGGTCGAGCTGCATGCCAGCGCGCTTGTCACCGCGCACGATCTTGTATGCGCCTTGCTCAATCGCCTTCACGAATCGACCAGGAAAGGCACAGTTGAGCGCGCGCAAGGCTTCTCCGGCAGTCATCACGTCAAAGCGATGCGACTTGCCGAACTCTTTACCGAGCTGGCCGTGGAGATGGACGTTGCGCAGCATCAGGCGGCCTCTTCGTTGGCATTGAGTGCGCCGCCGGCATGCGCGGATGATGTGTTGAAGTTCTCGAAAACGTCACCGCCCTCATAGGCGGGAAGCCCAAAGCCGATCTGGCGCGCTTCATTCGGATTCAGGATTCGCGCGGACACGGTGGCGCTGAGCGCCTGGGCGCGCGCGAGGAGATCGGCGCGAGCGAAGCCGTCGATATTGAATTCGATGCAATACTGGTTGCGCTCCTCTGGCGTGAGGAGCTTCAGCTCCAACTCCTGCTCGAAGGCCTTCAGCCTGGGCAACAGAGCTTGGGAGAGGAATTCTTGACCGATCGCCTCAACGCTACGCGGCTGGGCACGATCGACTTGCATCAGCATGTGGAGCGGAACACGAAAGAGCCGTGCGATCTCGGCCACGGCATACGTTCGCATCTCCAGGAATTGCGCGTCGGTCGAGTTGAGAGTGAGCGCCGTCCAGGAAGCGTCTTGGGGCAACACGGCAGTGCCGCCGCCATTGTCGCCGCCTTGGGACGCTTGCCACGCCAGCTTTGCCTTCTGGAGTGCGTCCGGTGTGACGTTGCCCTTGAGGCTCAGCACGCCGCTGGGGCGCGCCATGTTGCCGAACAGCCGCGATGCATGGCGCTCAAGCACGAGCGCCAGCGCGATCGCGTTGCGGCCCTCGCCGACAAGGCCGCGCGTGGGATCATAGGCCGGCGTCGGAATGTGGAGGATGTCCGCTGCCGGGATCTCGCGGGCCGGATTCTTGCCGTCCGCCTTGATCACATAGAGCGGCTCGAAGTTGGAGTAATCGACAACGATCGAGGACAGCCTGGGATCGAGCCGGAGGATCTCATAGGGCTTGCCATCAACGCGGACGATTTGCGCAAAGCCGCCGTAGGGCTGGAGCAGCGCGTCGGCCATGAGCTGGGTGCGAAACAACGCGGCCGGCGCAAAGCTATTCGGCGCGTCATGGAGGAGATTGTAAAGCGGATGACCGGTGGCCTTCTCTTTGCCGCCGTCCGGGAGCCGCTTGTAAATGTGGAGGGGAAGCGAGCCCGCCGCCTCGGAGATCGAGCGCACGGCGCACGCGACTGGCGCACACGTCATGGCTGTGTAGGGCGTGACCGTCACACCGGCCAGGGTCGGGGTCGCGCCGAACAAGTCGAAATAGAAACCGCTCGCGTCAGCGAGGCTGGGCGCGGTCTTGGTCTCGATTCGGAGAAAGGACTTTAGGCGGGTCGCAAGAGTCAAGTCAGCACGTCAGAGTTGGCCCGCCGGTTGAGCGAGCTGGGAGCGATTCTCTGCTGTGCTGGCGTGCTGCGCGATCGATAATTGCGCAAAGCCGCGTTAGATCGACATAACCTTGCGGGACAACTGTGGCAATAATGTGTCCGCGCTCCGGCTAAATGCGCCGGCAAACTGTTACGAGTTGCACCATTTTCTGGATGGTTGAAATAAGCAAGTCATTGGTTTTATTGTCTTATTTCTGAAGTGGTCGGGGCAGCTGGATTCGAACCAACGACCTGCAGTACCCAAAACTGCCGCGCTACCAGGCTGCGCTATACCCCGAATGTCCGGCGAGCCCCGTCGATACACGCTTCCATGAAGGCCATCAAGCTTTGCAAACCGCCGACATGGCCCTGAAGGCGAGCGACCGGGGGCATCCTCCTGCACGGC